TTCAGCCATTTAACTAACCAATGTTTTAAGTTCATTCGTAATCATTGCTGTGTATTCAGGTCGAATAACACTCAATTGTCGTTTTAAATCATTCAATTGTTCTTCATATAGAAAATTACTAATAGTTGTTGCACCAGAAGCATCAGAATCTACTACATAACCATCTGCATCTTCATAATGATGTGTAGAATATACCTCAGATGAACCATATTTCTTTGTAACAAAATTAGACAAGTCATAATACTTCAATGGCCAATCATAAAATGGATGTGTTGCCTGTTGTCCATATAGAATAATCCAATGCAATTCTGAATCACCATAAAAAGTATAAGCTAATTGTTCTGGTGTTTCACCATCAACAATAGAATGTTGTGCAAAGAAAACAGTATTGTCAATCAATGCTAAACGCATCCGAACTCGCCTAAGAATATTAGTAATCAAATCATATTGTTTATTATTAAGTACACCCCGAACATCATATCTTATTTTTGGAAAATATTTAAAATATGCCATTAGTATCCACCCTTTACTTCTTTTTGTGTGATCTTAATTGTTTCGTTAAATCCTAAACTAAGTGTTGTTGACATTGGTCTACCATCTCTCATAGCAACCCAAAATCCCTCTGGTGTATAATTTGTTGTTACATTAGTACAAACACAATTATGAATCTTTGGTAATACACTATTTTGTACCCAGGCACCATTTCTCATTGTGTTAAATTGTATTCTAAATTCATTTGGAAAAGAAAATAAACCCTCACCAGCTAGTCCACCTACATAACCAGGTCGAGAATGGAATCTGAACATCCGAATAATATTAAAGACTTGTTTACCTTCATCTACAGAATTTGGTGAAAATGTAAAATCAAATGTAAAACTCCTAAATGGAATACCATTAAACATTTGTTCTTCATATGGGTTTGTAGTAAATCTTCCAGCAGATTTTAAACCTTTACCTATTCCTCCAGCTGTCAGAAAACCTGCAGCACCACCAAGAAGTCCACCAAGTCCTGCACCAGCAGCAGTAGCACCAGCCGTTCCAAGATCACCAGCAGCACCACCACCAAAATTCTTTAACATCGTATCAATACCACCACCTTTTCCAGTAAGTGCATCTTTTGTTAATTTGCCTAAACTACCTAATTCTTCTGAACCCCATGTTGCACCCTCTGTAAATGTTACTGCTGGTGGCATATATAAAAAACAATGTTCAAGGTCCGCTGATTTTGCTTGAACACTTTTACTAAGTCCACTTCCAACTGTCCTTAGTTTATCGTAAACTTTCATTTCATCACCTACAAATTTAGCTCTACCGTCTGCTGTAGACGTTTGATTGTAAAAGTTTGCCTCTTGTGCGTCGCGTTCTTCTTGTGACTGTTTCCAACTCCCATCCTTGTTTATTTGATGTGTTAATGCTCTAGCTTCTTCTCGAGCATAAACTCTTGCATCATTTTCTTTCTCTGCCGCAGCCATATTCTTCGTATATTCATCACCTTCCAATGAAAGACCACCCTGCTTAACAGCTGTAAAACGAATACATTCTTGTGGTTTATCTATCTCAGCACTATCTAAATTCATAGGATATGAATGAATTGCACCCTCACTTGTTACCATTGAACTAGCACCAGCACTACGTTCTGAATCACTCTCTGCCTCAAACATAGAAAATTCAGCGCCTCCTAGACCTTTAAGTTTATCCTTTGCATGGTCATAAGACCCTGTAGCACCACCTTTAAATGTATCTATCCATGCCATTTTCTACTCCTGTGTTATAAATACTTGATATACTATATTTATACAATTCATATGAAATACAGTCGTGCTTCGATAGGAAAATATAAGGTACTACATAAGGAAAAATATGTAGCAGACCTACAGGAAGTTGTCTATAGATCCTCATGGGAAAGGAAATATATGCAATACCTAGATCGCAATCCAGATGTTCTGGAATGGGGATCAGAAAATATCATAATACCCTACTATAATCCTGTAGAAAAGAAAACGAGGAGATATTTTGTTGATTTTTATGCCAAAGTTAAAGATAAGCAAGGCAGAATTAAGCAATATATTATTGAGGTGAAACCATCTGTCCAATGTAGACCACCCACCCGTAAAAAAAGAATCACCAGCAAGTATAAAAATGAACTACGAGCATATATCCGTAATCAAAGCAAATGGAAAGCTGCACGAAAATGGGCTGACAACAGGGGTTGGGAATTTGTAGTTTTAACTGAAAAACACCTAGATGTTTGAAGAAAATGTATAAATATATAAAAGAAATAACTTTTAAAGGATAACACAATGCCATTAAGTCTAGGAACATCACTCGGAAATGCAAGATTAGGAATTAGCACCAAATGGCCTAAAGGTATATCTTTAGGTGCAAACATTCCTCTCGGTGTTGATCCTGTTAAGGCAAAAAAAAGAAATATAGAATATTCGGGTAGCAAACATCAAATACGCAACAATTCTATCAATAAAATGGTAGGTCAAGCAACAAAAGCAAATTTCTATTCACGACCCTGTTTATATTATGTTAGAGTACAACCACCGGGTAATCTATTACCAGGTTCTGACACATTACAAGAAATTAACTTTAATTGTGAAAGTGTTACATTTCCCGGAATACAATTATCAACAAAACCACATAAGACTTATGGAATAGCAAGAGAATATGCATACGAAAGATTATTGACACCTCTCAATATGTCTTTTTATGTAAGTGATAACTTTCAAGAGTTTCAATTCTTTCAAAGATGGATGGAATATATCATGCCGGCGGATGGAAGATTCAACTATCCTGCAGACTATAGTGCGTCTACGATTCAAATCTTTCAATGTTCAAATCGAGCTGAATATAGTGCAGAAGAATTACCTGTAATGATGAGTTGTAAATTAACACAAGCTTTTCCTAAAACAATAGGTGACTTAACTCTTGGTCATGGATTAAAAGATACATTTCATAAAGTTCCTGTAACAATCGTCTATAATAAGATTCAATTTACTAATAATCTAGCAAGTGGTAGTGGAGTAAATCAAGCAATTCAACAAGGTCAAGATCATCTACAAAATGCATGGAACTCTTTTTCAGAGGCAGGTACAATGCTCAAAGATAAATTTGATGATCTTGCATTACCTAAACTAGGAACTCTGTTAAAAAAGAAATCATCTTTTTTACCTGCATCAATGGATGCTATTCGTGGAGGTGGCAGTTCAGCAAGTAGTGCAGGAAATGCAGGAAATGCAGGAGGTATATCAACAAATGATCTAGGAGCAGGATCTAAGTATGTCTAAATTATTAATATTATATTTCATAAGGAGTGAAATGAAATGCCATTACCAAAAATTGAAGTACCAAAATATGAATTAACTATACCATCATCTGGGAAAAATGTTAAGTATAGACCGTTTTTAGTAAGAGAAGAAAAAGTTCTTCTTATAGCTATGGAAGCAGATGATGATAAACAAATGATGAATGCTGTAAAAGATATTATTACTAATTGTGTATATGATGAAGTTAATGTTGATAATATGCCATTATTTGATATTGAATACATTTTTCTACAATTAAGAAGTAAATCAAAAGGTGAAACAGTTGATTTAACCTTTGATTGTGAAGATTGTAAAACACCAATAACCGTACAAATAGATTTATCAAAAATTGAAATAACAAGAAAAGAAGAACATAAAACAGAAATTCCTTTGTCAAGTGATGTTGGAATTAAAATGAAATACCCTTCATTAGAAATTCAGAATCTTATTGATGAAAAAGAGTCAGATGTAAAAAATATTTTTAATACAATTATACATTGTATTGAATCTATTTGGGATAAAGAAAATGTTTATGCAGCAAAAGATCATACACCAGATGAATTAAATGAATTTTTAGAGTCTTTACCGGAGAATGCATTTACTGAAATTCAAACATTTTTTGATACTCTACCAACTCTTACACATGATATTATTATTAAATGTAATAATAAAAAAGGTAAAGGAAAAAATAGTAAGGTTTGTGGTTGGAAAGGAACTAAGAAATTGGAGGGACTCGCATCTTTTTTCGCATAAGCCTTGGTCACGAATCAGTAAATAATTATTATAAAACAAATTTCAATTTAATGCAACACCACAAATACTCGTTGACTGAGGTGGAAAATTTAATCCCGTGGGAAAGAGAAATTTATCTCATGTTATTATTACAATGGATGGAAGAAGAAAACGCACGAAGGAAACAAGAACAACAATAAGGATAAGATATGGCAAAGCCAGGAGATAAAGGACAAAATTTCATAGGTCCAGTTAGACCACCCTCTGTAGCTGACGCACCCAGTTCGGTCGCAGACGTAAAGAAAAAAGCAAAACTAGATAAGATAGCTGGTGCAGGTACGCTTAAAGAAGTAGCCGAAGGTATAGAAAAATTAACTACGGCACAAGAAGCAACAACAGCTGCTGTAGAACAAGTATCTGAAAATTTTCCTAAGGCAGACACGAAAGAAGAGGAGAAAGAAAAGAAAAAAGGTTTTAAAGATATGCTTGACGGCATTAAAAAAGCCATCGGTGGAGTGTCAACAAAAAAAGCAATAGGTGGAATCTTCGGTAAAGTTTTTGGAGTTATTAAAAAAGTATTTGCATTAATTTCATTTAAATTTATAGGAATAGGTTTACTAATTGGTGCCTTCATAGCAACATTACCGATGAAAAAACTTAAAGCAATGTGGGATTCTTTTAAAGATGTTATGCTGAGTCTTTGGGACATAATGCAACCTATACTAAAATATTTATGGGATTGGTTGAATAAAAAGGTATTTCCAAATCTTGTTGAATGGTTCATAGACACATTTAAGAGTATTACAGAAATGTTTAAAAAGATCAAAGAGAGATTTTCTGGTTGGAGTGAAAAGTCTTTATGGGAAAAGATTAAAGCTGTCTTTGGAGTTTTTTACGATATAGGTGAAGCTTTAGTAAAGATTGTAGCAAATGCTATAGTTAAAATAGCAGCTATGTTTGGTATGGATGGGGAATTTTGGACAGATACATGGAACTCTATTAAAGCAATACCTGAAAACGTAATGAAATGGCTGAGAGAAACATTTACAAAAGAAAATATTATAGGTGCAATAAAAACTGGATGGGCAAAAATTGCGAATATAGGACAATGGTTATGGGACAACGCTATTAAACCTATTGTTAATTGGCTTGAAAGAACATTTGATATAGACCTTATGGGGCCAATAAAAGAAGGATGGGCAAAAATTGCAAATTTAGGTACTTGGTTTTATGACAATGCAATTAAACCATTTGTTAGCTGGCTTACTGGTTTATTCGATAGTGATGAAAAAACACCTGAAGGTGCTGGAAAGTCTTTTTGGGAAAAAATGTTTCCTAAAGGTATTGGTACATGGTTCGTAGAAACACTCTTTGATCCTCTTGTAGGTTTTTTTAAGGACACTTTCAAATTTGGTAGTTTCAAAGAAATTATGGCAACTGGATTAAGTTTATTATGGATGCCCTGGGAACTCTTAAAGAAGTTTTTAATTAATCCTCTTGTTACATGGTTAGGCAAAAAGTTTGAGTTTGATTCAAGTAAATTTACAGATTTTAGTCTTGGTCAATTATTTACTAAGGCGATGGAAGGTATCGTTGAATGGTTTGGAAAAATATTTGATATTGATATTAAAGCTATGTTTGGAAGTATCCTCGGAAAGGCTGGTGCTATTGGTAAGAAAATATGGGGTTGGATGAAAGGTGATAAGAAAGAGGAAAAAGAAGTTGAAGAAATGGCAAAAGAACCATTAATACCTACAGGAACATTTGATGAAATTAGAAAAATGTTTCAAGGATTACTAGAATCTTTTGCTAGTTTAATTCGTTCAATGAGAGATTCATTAACACCATTAGCACCTGGTAGACCTGGTGTTCCATCAAAACCACCTTCGGGAAGTGAATTGGCACAAATAAAAGCAGATGAAGGATTTGAGGCAGGTGTATATGAAGATACAATGGGAATCAAAACTATTGGTTATGGTTTTAATTTAGAAAGAGCAGGTTCAAAAGAAGCATTAGAAAAAGCAGGCATTGAAAAATCTGTTGCAGATTTAGCAAGTGGAAAGGCAAAACTAACTGAAGAAGAAGCATCTCAATTAATGCTTGGTGAGATGGGTCACTTTAAACTTGTTGCAAAAAGATTTGTTGGTGAGGATGTATGGAAAAACCTTTCAGGGAATAGACAAGGGATCATCACCAACATGGCATATAACATGGGTGAAGGAACTTTAAAACAATTTAAAAAACTTAGAGCAGCTATTAGAGGTGGTGACTGGCAAGAAGCACAAGTACAAATGGCAGACTCCGATTGGTCTAAACAAGTTAAAGGTAGAGCAGACCGATTAATAGCTCGAATGGGTCAAAATGATTCTGGAGTACAATTAGCTTCTGCGGGAGCACCAGGTGGTGCAGGTTCTGGAGGAAGAAGTAATGTTATCATAGCACCTAGTACTGTTAACCAAAATAATAATAATACTCCTCTATATATTGAAGAAAATTCTTTTGCAAATAACCAAGCAATAGATTTTCATAGAGCATAAAATAAATAGTGGGGGAGAACCCCCCACTACTCAAGTCTTATTCAGAATCAGCTAACTTCTTAAAGTAATCTAAAGAACTGTCTGAATCTGAGGAGGTAGTAACAGTTTCTTCATTATTACTTTCTTCAATCGTTTCAAATCCTGATCCACCACCAACTACAGTATTAAATCTTGCTTCAAGTTCCTGATAGGACTTAAAACTTGACGGATCAACTAACTCTTGTAACGAATGTTGCTGTTTCCAAACTTCTTCAAGGTCTGCATCTTTGCCATCACAAAGTGGTGTAACGGATGCAAATTCTGATTTATCATAATTTGCAAAACCATCAACTTGACGCATCTTCATCTTGAAGTTTGCACCTTCCCAGAAGTCGAAAGGATTTAGGGGAGTTTCATCTTTGAACTCAGGATTCATCACACTAGTAATCTTCTCAAAGATTTTCTTACCGTAACGAAATAAAAATACCTTTCCCTCATTCCCTGCATTGGCACTATCTTCCAATACTAAAATGTTAGAATAGAAATTCAATTTACGTTTACGATCTCTAGCTATATTTTTGTCTGATTCGATACCAGAGTTCCACAATGCAGTATTAGCTTTGGAAACTGGGTCATCTTTACCAAGAGTGGTTAAAGAGTTTTCGATATACCATCCACCGGGACCTTTGAATCCGTGTGTCCAGAGTTTAACCCATGGTACATCTTCGTTCGGAGGTGCTGGAAGAAAACGAATAATAGCATATCCATTTCCCGACTTATCTCTTTCTAGTTTCCAAATACGTTCATCTACATAAGATGGTTTCTCAGAAAGTTTTGCAACTTGCTCAGAAAGAGATTCCATGTTTTTACTACGATTCTTTTTTAAGTCTTTAAAACTTGCCATAATTTTTACTCCTTATTACGTTGTATTATTTTATTACGTTATATTACTATGCTTCCAAGACTTCAGTATGAAATCTTTGCCCACCCAATACCCACAAGTTCACCATCCCCTTTCTTATATCGGAAGCTTTGCTGTCTTTTTCAACATATTGAGGCCCTGTGCCTCAACTTCAATTTTATCCTTAATAGATTTGTTCAATATCTTTGCTATTGATTCAATTTCAACATCTACGTTATGGGCATATTCAACTATAGCTTCCATATACGTTATCTGTTTTGTTGCAACCATTTCTTCTAATGTAATGTTAATATCAATACTCATCTCAATTCCTTTATTTTATCACAAATACCCAACTTCTTTGCTTCCTTTGCACTCAACCAACAATCTTGTGCTGGTAATAAATACTGTCTAATCTTTTTCTCTGTTAATCCGGTACACCTTTTATAATGTGAAATCATTCTTTGAGTCGTCAATTCATATTCTTTAACAGTTGCAAATAATTCATGTTCCTTACCATAAGTTCCCCAAGTATATTGATGTGACATAATAGATGTATTTGGTGTTAAAGTTCTATATCCTTTCTCACCTGTAATAAAAATTGCAAATGCTGCTGAAGCCACACAACCAATCCCAATTGTATAGATTGGGATTGCACTTCCATTTATTACATCAATTACTGCAAAAGCTGAACTAAGATCACCTCCACCTGAATTAATAACAATTTGTAAGTGTTTCAGTTTTGGATTACTTAAATTTTTAGTAAAAATAAAATTAATTAAATCTTTACATGATGTTTCATTCACAGCATCCATAAAAAGATAAATACCGCTATCTTCTGGAGATGGTGTTAATTGAGTATCACTACCCGTTTTAGAATTGATTTTCTGCATACTACCATCTCCTGTTTTAGTTGTCAACTACTCATGTAGATAATCCTTCCAAAATATATGATCCCCAATTTGCAACACCTTAATCATCTTGTTATTCCAATATGGATTAACATCTATTCTATGATAAAACTTTGCACCATTAAGAAAATCTTTCATGTCCCATGTTTTACCAAAGTGTGTAATATGAACACCTGGCTGTTTTAACATAGCTCTTGCAATAGTCTTGGATACTTTCCATGCTATTCGATCTCTCGGTGTATCTGATAGTCCATCACAATACCAAGAGAACTGACACATATGTTTTTTTATCTTACCATTTCTATACCGATTAGCTTGATGAATAACTTTACATATACTATTGGGGAATCTTCTACTTTCAACACGATTTATCGTGACAAGAGCAACAGCAATCTGACCCTTAGTAGTCTGATCTCTAGCTTCAAAATAAATGTTCTGAGCCAAACACTTAACTTCATCTTGATAGTCATAAGATGCTGGAGCATAAGTCACTCTCTTAAATGCTGTACAAGATACCAAAATAATACATAACAAAATAAGTTTCTTCATATCATCACCAAAAATAAATAAGTCCCCAAATAATTCCACTCACTAATACTAAATCTGCTATTATTGACCATGTAATATATAATTTAAATAACAACTTTGAATGTTTACTTTTTCTGATTCGTAGGAGGAGGTTCCGCATTTTCTTCCCCCTCTATTCCATTACCAGCTACATTCAATAAAAATTCGTTGTCCATATCAGTTATCTTTTTCTTTAATGGATGATAGATTCTGTCAAACTTTAATCTATCACTAAAAGTTATTCGTATACCTTTGTCTTTAACTTTCTTTTCTATCATAGCTAGTTTAGATTTCATCTTAACTAATGATACTGATCCTTCTATCAATTGTTCTTTAGTCCATTGTGTCATAGTATTTATAAAGAAAAAAGCAGAGGCCCGAAAGCCTCCGCTAGAATCAATTACTGCCTATCCCCAAAACTTAGAAAGTTTCTTACGGATAGAATAAACAGTCTTTGCACCACCGACAATGTCTGCGTTCTTAAACGCAGTTTCACCAGTAGCAGGGCTAGTATAAATCTTAACCCATCGAGGCAAATCTGTTAGCTCGCATTCAGCTCGAGTCATCTTGCGAGCGTTCTTTCGACCAACTTTTGGTTGGCCATGTTTTACTGTCATACCCATACTTACATCTCCTTCAAAGGAATTAACAAACATAATGAAGATACTTATCTCCACTTCATACAACCATTATAACATAATGGTGTTCGATATACAAGGAAAAACTTATGGAGTTATCCATACACTATAAACCAACCATGGCAACATAACTACTGCTAGTATGATACCAAAATCAAATAATCTCATAGCTTCTCCTTTTAAAACAGCGGGGACGGAGAATCGAACTCCGATCTTCAGATTGGAAATCTGTAATAATACCATTATACTATACCCGCAAATAAATTAGGTGAGGGTTTCTGTTGACAAGTACCCTCGGACTCCGCTACTTAGTTACTAAGCAGCAAGCG